TTGCAGTCGAGACGGTGGATCCCACACGGGAAGCCACGACTGGCACGTACTTTGTAGTGTCCTTTACCACTTTCCTTCCTTTATGCCAAAAGACAGTCGATTTCTTGACTTTCTTCCAGGAAAGGTTAGATTCCCTCGCTTCATGAAGAGCAGATACATCACTCTTTGTTAGGCGAGAAAGCCGATGTAACCAGGACTTGAAAGCCCGGTCCGTGAAAGATTCCTTTTTATAGGAATAACTCTCATCGACTTCATCATTCAAACCCTGCAGTGCCAACCAGTAATACGGCTGGGTGAATTCAACGATACGCTGTTTAGACGTCTCAGTCAGATAATCAAACTGATAGTCTAGCGTACCATTCACAAAACGTGCATTAATCGGTTTAAACGGTAGGAGATGGTAATCCAATGGCACATCTGTAAATCGTTCAACCTTAATCCCAGAGTATCCGGGAAATGAAGGCGGGACACGGCATACGCCATGTGAAACGACTGACAGTTCCGACAGAAGCCAAGTGAGGGTTTGCCTTATTTCTAAGGGCTCCCACCTAGCAGTCAGGCCATTGTAAACTTGATACAGGAAGGCTTCATATCTGACGCGAGTCAAATATTCAGCATCTCCCTTTAAAAAGTAAGGTCTTACGTCTTGCCCGCGGTAGTAATCTGAGCCGCAGGACTCACGAAACTGGTAGTCAACAAACGTTTTCTCACTATTAAGCTTAAGGTGCAGTTGAGGAAAGATCCCCACTACATACTTATGCAAAGGAGTTGGATAGATTAAATCGTCACCATAAACGCTGTATGTTCCCTCTGTTTCCGTGAGCTCTCCTATTGCCTTAATAATGCAATAGAAAACAAGGGTCTCTACAGGAAACGTAGCGCCATTGCCCATCGGTAAAACTGAAGCCGTTGAAACCATACGACCATCAATGTTCAATTGACGGACAAATGTCTTCTTTAAGGCTACATACCAAGGACGTGGCAGAATGCGATTTAGCATCTCTGACGTAATACTGTCAGAAGCTGCTGATAGGTCAGCCGTAACATGCGAACACGTTACAGAATAGGCCTTAATAATGGCCGCATGAACCTCCTGTAATCTGGAGATGTCAAGCCCTGCATCCTTCAGACGACTTTGTACGACCCGCCCAATGCCATAGGAGAAAAACAAACCTAAAAGCGTGAGCGGGGTAATAAGTCGATACGTTTTCCAAGTTTTTGGAACTTCAACTAAGTTGAGATAAGTATACGACAACTGCTCCTTTAACTCTGCAACCTTGTGATTCTTTAGCATCCTTTGAAGGATGTGATCACCAGGCAATACAGTATCGAAGAAGTATGCTGCAGTATCCTTTGTCGCCGTGAATGCCCGCTTTACCGACAATTTAACATCGATAAATGCAAGGGACAACGGACAGCCAATAGACGACTTTCGACCAAATCGCACATTCTCAACAACCTCATCCCCGGGATAATCCCCGAGTATACGACGCGCGATTAACCGCGCTCGCTGCAACACCATAAAACCCGATACTTTGAGTTCCATTGGTCGATGCAGTCTGATTTGCTCCTCGATAAACGCATTACGCGTCTTCTCTGAGAGCTCTTCATCCGTAAAGGCGTCAGTGCTGAAGCGGAACTTCTTAAGCAACGCATCCATCTGCTTATGACGTTTGAACGTACATACCGACACCTGATCCATTTCTGGCCGCTTAAAAGCGCGAAAGGATTTGACATCAGTTAGTAGAGCAAAGTCTGTATTGCGATAGAAAGCGGGGCCTTCAGTTGTTCTGAAATCTCGAAGTAAGTTGCTGTATAACTGAATAGCAACAGTACCAGTACTATAACGAGGTACTTTACTTTTCTTCTTGTCAGACATGGATATCTCCATTGTTTGTGTTCACCCTCGGTTATCCGAACGGTGTTGACCACTTTACTCGGCGACATTAATCTAAGTTACCGGTTAGGTGGAAACTGGCAAGATCGGAGTCCGTAAAGAACTGGGCACCCAACATTAGTATGTTGGTATGCTCAGCCGGTGTTGTCTCCGGATGAATCTCGTGCTCGCATCGAACTAAGTTGTAAACAACAGAGCCGTCAGCTAACACTTTGGGGACAATAACAGTTCCTGATCTTTTAGCCTTTGTTAGGCTGCCATCTGACAAGCGTTGTGGATTTCGTGTCTTAAGTGTCAAGCTTGAACGAACTACAAAGTTCGTCTCACTTGCGTCTACGACATGTTTCCCATTCTTGACATCCGTGCCATCGCTTGATAAAGCCATAGCCGTTCCACCAGTGGTTGTTCCACCGGTAGCATTCTTTTGGAGCGAAAGGTTAGATATACCCATCACTTCCTCCTACGTTTTGGCAATCTCTGCCAGATTAGAGAGAGAGAGTCAACTAGTCTAAACAAGTCTAGTACTCTCCCCCAAGTGAAGTGTGGTAAATAGCTCATGTCAACATGACACCTTCGATTGTAATGTTCCTCGGTTAGAGAATCACTAACAACGAAGCCTATCGGCGTTGTATTACGGAGAACGTAATTCGTATTCTTCGCAGTACAATGCTTCAATGAGATATTCCTTTTAACTTTGATACCAACGGTGTTACCCAGTATTACTACATTGGGATTTACCCGCAAAGTACCAAGCCAAGGCCCGATTGAAAATATCCAATCGACCACAAACGAGCAGTTTGATAACTGCCACGCTACCTCTGGTAGAAACCTGGGCGTTAATCCAAGTGCGTCCATGAAACCTAGTTCCTGCGACATCAGATACTGAATTGATGCCGTAGCTTTGATCTCATCCTCTACCCAACCCGTGCCTGAGAAACGATGATAACCGCAAAGCGCGCCAACCGGCGCCATATGCTTCTCGGTAAATATCATTGTACTTCTAGCTGATCTAATCTTGTTAGGATCAAATAGCCTGTCCCTATCACGGTTGACTCTTTCAATTACATCTTGAACAAGCATCACAAGTGGTCTAAGACCATAGCGAAGCTCTACCCAAGTATTGGCCATAGCATCAATCGACGCTTTACCAGTACGTCCCGACAGCCGTGAAACTTGACGTTTATCTCCTCGCATAAGTGCTAAGAGTAGTCTAAAATTTCTACTTCTGTCGTCCATGAGAAATTTCCTCAATGAACTTAAGGGATCTTTGAGCAGTGCGACGGTCTGTCCGAATTCACCGACAGTCTCGCCGAGTTCAAGGTCCGCGGTAGCTACTTTACTCTTTGCCTTTTGCAAGGCAAGTTGTCCGTAACTATCCGTACTAGGAAGTGCACAGCTGGCTCTAGCCTGACTTAACAGGTCTAGCGTAAAGCCACCTTCTGATGAAGCTACAAAAGTCTGTAGATCACCATAGTAATACCTGCTGTTGACGGTCGTAACTTTCGAGCCGCCAGCATCCGTATTACCTCGTGACACGCTATAAGGATTCACTCTGTAGACTCCGGGAACAAACTCCCCATCGTCTATGGATTCCTTACTATCAGGTAAGCTTATTGACTTAATGTCAAAAGCAGTACTTGATGTCGTACTGCCTCTGAACTCTATTGATGTTACATAGGTACAGGGCAAACTGCGTATCATGATACACTCCATAATAAAATTGTGGATTCGGCAGTCCTGGTTTATCCAGG